CTTGGGGCCGCTGTTTCGTTTAGCTCTAGCCCTGAATTAGTTAATACTGCCATATATTATGGTATCACGCCATCTGGGATAATGACTAACCTCCCGACAACGTTGAGTGTTCCCACGACCGTTATTTGATCGTAGACCACCATCTGATAACCAGACGGAACTGTAAAGGTTTCCCCACTGGCCACGGTTTCTTTTTGGATTAGCCAAGGGCTGAAATCGGACTTCCTGAGCTTATTTAGAATTGGGTCAAAGGTGACTGCCATATTAGGTATAGGTTAGAGCTGTTAAGTCGGTGGCCACATTATCGAAATTAGCGTCACCATCCGCAAAAGTCACCACGGTTCCAGTTGTCTCGTCTATCTTTTTACACTGCCATTTGGCGGTGGCCTGGGCTGTGCCTGGGGCGGCGATTCCTACGTAGGTGATGGAGCCAGATACTGTGACCTTAATTGCTAGGTTGTCGGCTAGTGGCCTCTGAATTCCCTGTCCATCGTATCCAAGGCTCTGGATTAGAAGTGTTTGGGTTTCTCGGTCGAATGACTGGTTAAATATATGATCCAGGCTATAAATGCGGACATCGTTTGGTGATCGAGTATTTATTCCCATACTTTCCGGCGCTCCATCTCTTCAAATAACACCCTGTTGATGGATTTGCTATCGGGTTGTCTGGCTAGTTTCATCAGGATTGAGCGTTTCTCTTTGGGGTCGGAGATGAAGGCCAGGTCTTTGTAGGCCTTTGTGAGCGTGCCAAGGCGCTGTAGCACCACGTTTCCGCTGACATCGTAATCCATTCCCAGTTGTAGTTTTACATTGTCCAGGGCGCGTTTAAAGTTACTAGCGGTAGGGTCAAGACCTCGCTGGGATAGATAGCGCTTGAGGTAATTGGTGGACTCCTGCAAGCTCTCACGATCATCAGGGGCGAGGTTCTTGAGTTCTTCTGGAATCCCAAGCACGTTTAGGACGGTGGATTCTGCTCCCTCACCTTCAACGGGTTCCTCGATTGGGTTGGCTTCTGCTCCCTTGTTGTTTGGCACATGGTCGCTCCCATCAGCCCATGGAGTGGTGTCGGGTGTGTTTGATATTGTTCGTACTGTTGTATCCATAAAAAAGACCCCCATTGCTGGAGGCCTGAGTTAGTTTCTAACTAATAGCTCAACTAGTATAGCATTTTGTAGGCTTCATTCCAAAGCCCGATGTTCTCCTTTAGGTTGTAGTGTTTTAATAGGGCTTGGTAATTGGCCTTGCCATCCTTGGCTCGTAACTGGGCATCCCCTATGTACTCGTCCAGGGCGGACACCCATTCGTCGTTATCTACGCATAGAAGCGCAGGAATCTTGCTGTGGGTGTAGTTCTCCATATCGGTGGCGACGATGGGAATACCACATGAGGCGTATTCTTGTAGTTTGATGTCTGACTTACACTTGTTGAAGGTGTTGACAACCAAGGGGGCGATACCGATATCTAGCCGTAGCCCATGCAGGAGGGATGGGTAGGCCTCAAACTGAACTCCGTATCTAGTCTCGACCTGGCGCTCGTGGTTGGGGAATAGCTCACGGAAACGGGGGTCACCGACCAGCACCAGCTGAACGTCTGGATGTTTGCCCAGGATCTTGTTGAGCGCCGGCGCGATTGACTTCATATCCTCCCAGTGGGTGATAGATCCCAGCCATCCGATTCTGATTCGGCCAGTGGTGTTGGGTAGGGTGGGGAGTAACCAGCGGTCAAAATCCATGAAGTTGGGCAACACCTGGACGTTGGAGCATAGCCGTGCGAGCTTCTTGCCTAGAAACGGCACTGTGCAGGTAATCATATTGGCGTTTTGCATAGTGATGGTCAGGATCTCTCTGGCTTTTAGAGCGTCATGGTCGAGCTTGAAGGGGTTATCGTTGCTGACGGCAATAGCGTCGTCATGTTCCACGATCAGCTTTTTGCCCTGTTCTTTGGCCAAACCAATGAGAAGCGCCAGACCTTCCATGTGTACGCACTGCTGGACGATATAGGTGTCGGCCCACTGGGCTACTTCCTCGGTAATGGGGCCGTGGATGATACGGGCGTCGTACTCGGTTTTGTCCAGATACTTGAAGGGGTCAATCAGTCTCCAGTACGCACTCCCTGATGGATTGGTCCAGGCGGCTATCTTCATACGGTTTGGGAAACAAACAACCAATCAGCCTGGGGGTCAAGGCGCATGAGGTTCCCAAAACAATTCCCGATATCGTTGGCGCTGGTGCCGTCTATATGCCCGTGGAGCTGGATCAGCCCCTCGTAGTCCCAGAATGGTTCGGCAATTGAGGCGGTGTAGGTATAGGCACGTTTAGTTTTGAGCATGTTGGGCTGATGCTTGTCGGTTGCTCCCCACCAGTTCTCCTGGTCTAGGACATCCACTACCTCCTGGTTCCACAACCAGAACGGGGCGCAGAACCCCTTGACATAGGGTAGCCCATCCCTGGCAAACATCTCGTCTATGGCCTTTAGTGCAGCCTGGGTGGCCTCTTTGTCGGCTTTTTCAAACTCCCTGGGCATATGGGATAGCCCATGGGGGATCAGTTCAATCCAATCCAAGTTCTTCTTCAGGGTGTCCAGGGCGTATGGGCGCATCATTCGCATGGTGGCGTTGGTCTCGTGCCGGTAGTCAAAGGGGATGGCAAACATGGACACCTTCATCTTGGGAAAGTGTTCTTTGAGCTGGAGTAGCAGATCAAACCGGTTGTTGAGGATAGAGAAGTCGTGGAAGTCGAGCGTGTAGGTCATTTTTTAAAGCCGATGGCCATAATCACTAACGTGGCTTCATCGCCTGGTAGGTACACGAACCTGACACGGCCAAACCCGTTATCCTCGTACAGCCGTTTGACATCATCGTGGTCAAACATCCAGGTGTGTTCAGGCGAGGTGATCCAGTCCTTGTTGGGTGTGGTTAGTACGAACTTGCCGTTAGGTTTAAGAACCCTGTGGGCATCCTTAAACAGATCATTGGGGTCATCCAGGTGTTCCAGGGTCTCCCCGCTGAACACCACATCAAAGTAGTCATTGGGTAGCAGGTCCTGTTTGCCTATGGTCTGGTGCAGATACCTGATCTGGGGTCGCTCCATGGTGTTGTCGTGCATGGCCTTGGCGCTGATATCGGTTCCCCATATCTCGCAATTGGGTTTGATGCCGTGGAGTAGGGTGGTAAACGCACCCACACCGCATCCCATGTCTACTACTCGCTGTCCGTCTTGCACCTCGTCTGTGGCCCGTCTGAAACGTGAGGTGGGTTTGATGAACTCAATCCCTACCTTGACGGGGGCCACGCTGGTTCCCTGGGTTGCGTACTGCTCCCGTTTCTCTTTATCGGCGTAGATCCCATCCCAATACTTGCCGGTGTTGATGTTGATGTTATTTGCTCTCTTCATACTTGGTTGTCTTTTCGCCTTGCCTTCTTTTAAAATACTCTGGGTACTTTTCGTGCTGTCCTTGGGTAGAGTCTATATGGGCAATCGACCAGTTTTCCAGGTAGCCCAGCTGGTAGCCACTACGCAGCAGGTGCTGGGAGAACTCCCAGTCTTGCACACCATGCAGGAATGAACCCTCCTCCCACCGGTATGTCTCGTATGCCCTAACGTCAGCAAAACAGCAGATCCCACCCATGTGCTTGGTGATCCCGATCAGCTCGCCGGCCATCTGACCATGGGCGATACGCTGTGCGCCACCTGGGTTATCGCGTAGCCCTTCAATGTAGCAACTGAACACCATTCGGTTATTGCGATTCCAGAGATCAGTTATCTTGGCCAGCCAGCCAGTGGTCAGGGAGAGAGCGTCGTTGTCGTACTTGCCCACCATGTCATATCCACCGTGGTCAAATATGGCATCCAGGGCCTGGTTGGAGGCCTTGGAGATGCCGACATTCTTGGGGTTGAGAATGATATGCACCCTGTCTGGGTACTTGGCTTGCAGGTCTTTTAGGTATTCCACCGTGCCATCTTGAGAGCCGTTGTCGACCACGTACAAATCGAACTCGTACCCCGCCTTGTCAAATAGAGATGCAAAACAGGCCTTGGAGTAATCCAGGCGGTCGTAGGTGAGGGAGAAGATAGCCACCTTGGGGGTCGCACCCTTCCACATAACCTCGACATCAACCGAATCCCATTCCCGTACATGCACTGCGCCAAACCCCATGGGCATAGATGTCTCGCCGTTTGGACTCTTGTCTGGGACGGTCTTGGACTTCATCCCGTCATGCTCGTGGTAATTGGTGATAACAAAGGGGAAGTGGGAGAACTTGGCACCATATTTGGCCAGTCTGACCCACATATTCCAGTCAACGTATTTGCGGTATCTCTCGTCAAATCCACCCAGTTTGACCATCAGATCACGCCTGACGATCACATCTGAGGTGTCGATGAAGTTCTTCTCCATCAGCAGGGCATAGCTGTACTCGGCGGTGTTGCCGATTCCCTTACCCTTGCCAGTGTTGTCGTCAATAATCCATCTGTCGCCGTATACCAGGTCCACGTTGGTGGTTTCAATCTCCTGCACCAGCACCTGGATATGTTCTGGCCTATAAGAATTATCGTCGTCCAAAAGACATATGTACTTACCCGTTGCGGCCATAATCCCGTCATTCTTGGGTCGGGTGTCGTTGCCCCAGTTACTCTCACGCCTGATATAGCGGATACGAGGGTCGGTGTAGGACTTAACCAGTTCTGGGGTGTGGTCGGTGGAGCAATCGTCCACCACGATCATCTCCCAGTCCTCATAGGTCTGGGCTAGAACGGAGTCGATAGCGAGTTTTAAACGGTCGGCACGATTAAATGTTGAGGTTACTACACTAACTTTCATCTACGAAAACGCCGAGGATATCGGCAAATTGCATAAACCGATAATCTTTGTCACCTAGTTTGAGGGATAGACCGGCACCCACTTTGTAAAACACCCTGTCGCCTGGTTGGCATGGCTGGGCTACTTTCTCGTTGTTGTGGTTGAGGATGAGCTTGTCGCCTACGGCCATACACTGGCCACGGTTGTCGACTTTGGTGTTGGTGAGAATGATCCCAGTCTCGGTGACATCATCAGCGCTGTCGGGGAGTACTAGCACGTATCCAGGGGCGGGGTAGAGCTTGGTTTCTTTAAATGTTCCGGCTTGCTTGAAAAACGTATATGGCTTAAGGCGGTCGGATTCTTCCTTCTTGATCCTGTCCTTGACCCATTTAGGTTTTGCTTTGGCGAGTTCTTTCTTGCGGTCCTGTTCCCAGAGCTTGAGTTTGCGACTGCTGGCTATTTCCTTCTCTCGTGTTTCTACAAATGCCTCGGTTGCTTTGATTGCCTTGTCTGCGTTACCTGATCGCATGTCCTTCTCGAACCTTGACCATGTAGGTTTTGTCGCAATTGTTGGCATAGATGTTTATATCATGCCATCTAGTGTTGTACAAGAACAACCCAGCCCCCTTGCGGGAGCCGGATTGCACACAGTTTGGGTTGCTGGATATGGCAATGTCAATAATCGCCACAATTTCCAGACCCAGGCGGTTAGGGTAAGTTAGGCTGTCGTAGAGACAGTGTGGCTTACACTTACCTGGAAAGCACTGTTGAGTGGAGCAGCTCCAAAGGAGGTTTTCCAACCAGCAGTTGCAACCTTGTCTGTTGGGTCAGCGACACCACCTGATCCGAAGTCCTTTACAAAGGTCTTTAGATTTTGGAGATCGGTAACACCAAAGGAATCACGTCCGAAGAAGTTCGTGACGTAGATACTTGCAGAAGCGGTTACACCAGCACCACGTACATAGCCGTTGGATGTTTCCAAGAAGCGAACACCAGCCAACTTTCCAACTTCTCCTTGTAGGAGTTTGGAAGCATTGTCGGAGGTGTACTTGTTGGCATCAATCCAACCACCAGTTGTAGTGTCACTCATCAGATCATAGAGAGCATCTGGGTGAATAGCAGCTACGAAGAGGCCATCTGGCATTTCCATTGCATCATTCCTGCGTAGGGTTCTGACGGCTTTCTTGACCTCGGTTATGGAAAGAGTTCCAGTAACAGGGATAGAAGTCCATGCAGCACCAGCTACACCGGTAGCGCTTTGGAGGGTTCCAGCTGTGGCGACTAGGTTACGAACTACGGTGTCAATGGATAGACCAGCGTTGTAGGCTAATCTTTCCATAGCAGCTTTCATTACATCACCAAAAGCGGTGTATGCAAGAATGTCTGAGATAGACACGGCAGCGTCGTATTGTGCGACAGTACCAGTAACGTTTGTTGCAGTCATGGAGACGGCGGTTGTTGGGACGCCTTCACCTTGACCTGCGCTCACTAATGGGAGATTGCTCCATCGAGTCCAGTAAACTGCACCAGATCCATATCCACCTTGACCTTTTTCAATCTGTCGATTTAATTGGCCAAGTTGTTTGTGAATCAGTTTAGATTCTGCAACTTTCAAGAACAACTCTACATAGTAGCGACTTTTGATAGCTTGACTCACTGTAGTAGTGAGAGATTTGGCTGTATCAATGGCCATAGTTGTTGTTTGTTAACTAATAATGATTACCAAGCGCCGGTTCTCTTCAAGTAGGATTCCATCTCGACCAGACTCATTTTGTCTGGGTCGACGGTTTCCGGTTGTCGAGCACCTGCGTTCGTTGTAATACCTGAGTCGGACTGTATGGATTTTAAAGTCCGTGCTTCTGCTCTCGCCTCTACGGCTTTACGACTTAGCCCTTGGGCAATTCGTAGCGCCTCTTTCCCAGCATCCAGAAGGGACATATTTGGATTAGCCTCCAAGATCTTTAGGCCTAGCTCATCCAACTCTGGACTGTATGCCTGGGCATTGTTCGGGTCGAACATTGGCATTGTTTGCCTGAGTACTTCGGTTTCAAGACGCAAAAGGTTTGGATCACGCTTTGCTATAGCCTTTGGTAAGGGAGCTTGTGGTAAGTCCACTGGCTGAACCGGTTGCTGTTGCACCTGGCGTTCTAATGCTCGCATCTTTCCATAGACCTGCTTGAAACGGTCTTCAGGGACATATCTCTTTCCAGCTTCATCTTCAACGAGATTTGCATTTTCAGGGTCGGCCTCATCGGCTTTGTCCTGCGGCTTCTCTGCCGGAGTTTCGGGTTTAACTGGTTGTTTTTCTTCTACCGGGCTGATGGGTTCAGAGGTTGGCTCCTCTGTGTTGGGTTGACCGTCCTGATTAGTCAACTCCATGTTAAAAGCAGCGAGATCGATGTTTTCATCGGTCATAGTCTTAGCAAAGTTTACGGTTACTTAGAACGCTCAATTTATAAATCGCACTGTAGGTAGTGACCCTTCTGCCTGAGGAGCATAAATAATCCCTACACTTAGGAATTGTTTATGGTTCTCAGATCGATTACCTTGCCCTCTACCAGTCGCATATACCCTGGGAGTGGCGTACCCCATCCGCATGTTGGGCAGATGATTGACCCGCCCTCTAGGACATACCCCTGGTGGGTAGTCCAGTTGGCCTTAGAGTGAGTCGAACAAAGGGGGTAGGGGATCTCAACTAATGGGATTCTCCCCTCATCCTTAACTTCGATTGTCTCTTCGGTATTGCTCCAGGTTGTCAAGGTGCGACTGAACATCAACAAGTAACTCACGGAGGCCGTTAACGTAACCACGGGCATAGTTGAACTCGTCCATGCCTTTAAACCCCTTGGTAATCGAGGTGGTGGCAAACTCTTGGATGTGGTTCTCAATCCAGGCCTGGACATGCTTCCATCCGTTGCTCTTAGTTAGGATCTCAAGGGCGCCGGCACGTTCCAGCATTTCTTCCTGGGCTTGTTTGAGCTGTTCGTCTGTCATTGGCCACCTCCTATTATGTCTTGCATGGTCATGGCACCCTCTGGACTGGGCTGGGCCAATTCCTGCATTTGAGCTTGTAACTCTGGGGGTATCTGTCCATCGGGTAGAGCTGAGGGTTCACCTGGCATTCCACCTTGCATGGGTTGACCGTTGGGGTCGAGCTGTTGGGGTGGCTGGGTGTCGGTTAGCAGGTCGGATGTTTCCAGACCTAGGTTTAGCTTGTCAAACACTTTTTCAGTTAGTTCTGGATAGTTGAGGGCTTTACCCTGTGAGGCAAGTCCCTGCGCCCATACGGGGGTACTAACACGGTCAAGCGCGGTGAAGAAGTTCTCCTGCATGGCGATTGGATCGGTTAGCTGTTCGGACGAGGTGGCGGCAATGAAGTCATAGTCACCCACGACATCCGGCTGGATATCATCGGGTAACAGGTTGAGGAATGCAAAATCCTCTCCGCCGAGTTGTAGTTTGGTCTGGGTGGTGTCATCACCTGGCACGACCATCTCACCATCCATTCCGGTCTTGGCAAGGTTGGTCTTGTCGCGCATGAACTTCACCTCGCTACTTCCGACAATGCGTAGTTTCTGAGCTTCGGTGGTGTACTGGATTCGTAGATCCTTCCATTGGTTGGCGATTCTCTCGACTACCATGTGGTTGAACAGTTGAATCTTGAGCTTGAATTGGGCGTTGGCCTCTTGCTGGATCAGGCGTGTACCGGTGGCGGTCTTGTTGGCCACGTTATTGTTACCGTCAATCCCAATGGTGTAGTCAGTGATTCCGGTTCCGTTTTGTAGAGCCGAGGTCAGATAGTTCATGGTGTCGACAAACGTTGCGCCTGTGACATCTGGCACCTGCATGGCCTCAACAGCGCTCATGTCGCCGGTGAATACCACGTTGCCTGGCTTGCTTACCAGAGTATGAATGTCAACTCCTGCGCCTTTGCGCACCTTCCACATGGTATTAAGGGTAAGCTGGACGTTATCTAGTCTTTGATTTAAAACTGCGTTTATAGCCCGTTGTACGCGGTCTACTGGCTCAATTTCACCCATGCCGTACAGTTCTCCAGGGTATGGGTAGTCCACACCGTAGACGATTGGAATCTGGCCATGGAAGTATGGGTTCTCGACCTCACGAATAATGACATCGTATTCAGGTACATAGTCACACCAGCCATCACGGCTGAATCGGCGTAGCACTACCAGGTCTCGGTTGCTGTCATCCTCACCAAGGAACTCCTGGGTGGACATCATGACCCTGCGGTGTTCTCGGTATTGCATGTCTGTCTGACTGCCGACATTGGTTCCGCTGTCCTTATTGGTCTGCTTGGATCTGATAGCGTTTTCCAGCACGTCCAGGTTTTTGTAGTACTCGACCCCTCGTGTCTCGTTCTCGGACTTGAGTTCGTCTAGGGTTTTAAAGGTGCGGTAAATAAACCACCTCATGTTGTGCATATTGGTGCTGTTGGGATCAGGGAAGCAGTCGTAGATGTTCAGGGCTTCAAAGTTGGGGCCATCAAATTCGGTCACGGTTCTCTTCTCCTTGTTACTGGGTGACCACACGTTTCTGCCGTTGACCTTCTTGGGTACCATGACCGTTCTCTCACGCTCTCTAAAATCCCAGTAGCATCGACCAAAGGCGGTTCCAAAGATCAGCATGGACTTGACGAAGTTCACCAGCTTGGGAAACATCTCGGCTTTGTGCCAATCGTATTTGATAAGAGCGTTTAGGATCTCGGTGGTGGCACTGTCGCCGGCCTCACGGGGATAGAACGATCCAGAGGGTTCGTTGGCTACCATCCTGGGGGTGATCGTCTCAATCACACGAAACACACGGGGATCGAATACCTTGGCTCCATGGGGGTAACTGTTCTTGTCAATGTAGGTGCGGTAGAGTTCCTCTTGCTTGTTAAATCGTTCGTGTAGTGGGTCTAGGTAGCGCTTGGATAGGGTGTACTGTTCATTGATCTCGTTTTTAAGATCGCTGTCTGTTTGTTTGTATTTGGCCATAAAAAAAGCCCCCAATAACGGAGGCTGTGCATTGCTGTGAATGATTAGCTAGTTGAAGATAGCACGTTTGCCGGAGGATTATCAAGTTTTTTATCCCTCAGCCAGGTCTTGCGGTTGATAAACTCCATCTTCTCTACCGTGCCAGACCTAACGACAATTACCACTTCCAGTGTTCCGTACTCCAGGTCATGAACTCGTTGCTCAATCTCTATGAGGTGGGGCTTGCGTTGGGCAATGACGTTGGCGACATCGAGCATAGGTTAAATTAGCATATCCACGGGCTATATTCCAATAATTGAATCTCTAGGCTCGTAGACATGAGGTTGGTAGGTGGGTTCCTGCTTCTGGTAGCTGATAGCAAAGTAGCGGATCATGTCCATGGCATCATCACCAAACTTGTAGGGTACTTCCTTGACTGCTCCATCGCCGGCCTTATCCTCTATCCAGCGGTAGCGCTCAAATTCATCTGCTATCCATCCCAGATTCTTGTTGAACATCAGGGTGGGCTTGCCGGTGTCACCTCGCACCCGTAGCAGTTCAGCCACTTTGACAATCCCGTTCTTGACGCTATCGGCTCCCTTCTCCACTGGGTTGAAGAACACACCCAGCTCCTGCAATTGAGCTATGGCCATGGGTTGGGCGCTGTCGGCCACTGGGTTGGTTATCACCCGTCCAGCGTCTTTGGTCTTGACCACATCGGCAATCTGGTTCTCGGTTAGCCCGTCCAGATAGAGTCCGTCATACAGGTAAATTTGTTTGCCATTGGGGCTGATGGCAAAATATCCCAGGGCTGACTTGTGAGCAAACCCAAAGTCCAGCGCACGGGTAAATGTCCAGTTCATGTCAAGAGGTGGCACGTCCACCATGTGGGTCTCACGGGCAAACTCCTTGTAGATCAGACCAGACATCTTGCGAAACTCACCTAGAAACTCCTGGGAAAAGGCATCCTCGGTCATCTCCAGGCGTACCTTGTCTAGTTCCTCTTTGTCGATGTAGGGGTTGTCGTAACTGGTGAAGTGGAAGTACTGGTAGTCAGAATCAGTAGACTCGGCCAGCGTTTTAAAATGATTGAATCCGTTTGGCGTGCTGATGAACCAACACTCTGCCTTGGAGTCCACCAGGGTGGGGCGCATGACCTTCCACACTAGCTCCCATTTGTCGATGAATGCCGTCTCGTCAAAGATACAGAAGTCAATCCGCACACCACGCAGGGAATCAGGATTGTCTGCGCCCTTGAGGTGAATAGATGATCCGTTCTTGAGCTTGATAACCAGCTCTGTCTCGTTGGTGCTTTCGATCAGGGCTGTGGGGGTGTAGGTTTTAAACAGCTCCCAGGCGATTGCTTTAGATTGTTTATACGTTGGGGAGACTAACCAAAGGATTCTGTTCTTGTTCTCGCTGGCAAAGGAAATGGACTTGAGGACCGATAGGACTGTCTTGCCTGATCTACGACCTACATTGATTACTTTGAAGCGGTGTTTGTCATCCCAAACGCTAGTCTGCCAAGGTGAGAGATTAACGACCACTCTTAACTACGACTAGACCTTCTAACTTGTCACCTCCTGTGGTTACATCAGTCTCGCTCTTATCCTTCCAATCGAAATTGTTCTTGAGATTGAATATGGCTCCAGTGGTGGCCTTGCCCTCCATCAATCTTCTTTCCACGTCACTTTCCACTCTATTTCGCGCTGCTTTTATAGCGGGGAAAAACTTCTCGTCTTTTGAGTAGTTTAAAAGTGACTTTCTGTCCATACCTAAGGCCAAAGCTAAGCCAGACATGGTATATGGTTCTGGGGAGATATAGGCAAACTGGGAATTGGTCTTGTCGTCGTATCCCTGTACTAGTCTGTTGTCGCAGTTGGTAAAGTATTCCTCGATATCTGCTTGGAGTTGCTCCGGTGAGTCGTATAGTTTGGGCCTGCCTCCTGGGTGGGTCATAAGCTAGAGTAGCATTTCCCACGGCAAACAGCAACAAAAAACCCCACGTCTTAGGTGGGGCTTCTGTCTATCCAAGTACGCTTAGGATTGCTTTCATCCTTCGCAGGGCCTGGTCAACGGTGGGTGCTTGGGCTTTGTGGGTGCGTCCCCTGATCGTCACCTCCAGCATCCAGGGATCAGTTTCGTGATTGACGGTGTAGAGCTTGACGGAATCAACCCGCTTTCTCAGTTCTTCCAGGGTCATTTTGCTCCTTTAGCGCTTGCATCTCAGCCTTGGTCCGGCGCTTGCGCTTGGGCTTATCAACCTTGATCGCCTTGGCCTTGGTCGGCTCCACAGCCTTAGCAACGTGAAGCATATCCTCGACGGCCTTGGCCAGGGATGTTGAGCTGGTGGTCAGGGTCATACCGCGCAAATCCGCCTGCACCCGCCAGACACCCTCCGACACTCCCAATTGAAACGACTCGACGTTCGTGTACAAGTTCTCCAGCAGTTTCTCCAGGTCCATTGTTCTCCTACAACGCGGGGAGGTTCTTAACCCGCACCGCCTCATTAAGAACCACAAGGATATCATAGTCCTCGATTACGTGAGCGGTGAGGTAAACAAACTCCAAGCGCCACCCGCTATTCAGCTGATCGTCACCCTCCTTGGTGTTCATCATGTCCACACGGGTGAGCATGAACACCTCGCAGTCGGCCAGCTCAGCAAAGCACTCGGCCATGGTCAACGGCGTGGTCCCTTCGGTTGCTTCGGTAGAATACATATTGCCCTCCTGCTCATATATTACGTACGGTTGTGGCAAAGTCAATTGTTCTTTAAACGACATCTATCTCTACCCGCGGTTGCTTATCTTTGAATTTATATACGTGGTAGACGGTAACCTGGGAGTCATCCTTATACACGATCCCGCTCATAGCGTCCAGTAATAGCTTGGCGTTGTCTACATCCCTGTCGAATTTCAGATAGAACCGGATGGTCAGGGTTACATCCTCGGTTAACAGCTTGGGCCTCATTACCTTCATCCTCCACTGGGCCTCCTGCTTCCATCGCTTCGCTTCGGCTGTTAGGTACTTGCGTGAACGTGCTATGCCGTATTGCTGGTTGGTAGTCGGTGGCAAAGGTAGCACAAACGTCATGGCCGGAGTCGAGCAAATAACTTATCGGTTTCCTCCTTGTTGCTTTCTATCTGGATATGGTGCTTCACACACAAAGCTATCCACTGCTTGGGGTCGGCCAGCTCCTCGGCTGTTCGGTAGAAGCGTCTATTTTCACGGTGGGCTGGTGCAATTCCAAAGGTTCCACCACAAATCTCGCAGTGGTTCAGGTTGATCCGCTCGCAGTAGTCCGCAATCATCTTTCGGGCCTTTTGGTTCATGGCCGTGCGGTTCATTGTGCTTTTTTAAATGGCTTTCTACACTTGGGACACTCGGCAAAGAACTCTGCTCGTCCCACCCTGGCTGATTGTGGCGGGTCACACTCGCACACCCACTTAGTCAATGTTGATCTACCAGATTTGCGCTCTGAGGGTTGCCAGTAACAGCGCTTGTCCTCGTCTTTGGGGTTGGGGTAGAAGTCCTCAGCTATTTCTTGTAGTTCTTCTTCGTTCATAAACGTCTAATCAAACACCTCTTTTAACATTTAGGAGTTTTCCAGTTCTGAATACTTTGCCGTTTTTGTATAGAATTGGGGGTACAGTACCAGAATAGGTTATCACCTCCGCCATTGGGGGTATTGCTACTCTTTGTTGACTCAGAAGATTGCGTATAAAGGCTATGGCTTCTTTTATTCTTTCTGGGTATAGTTCATCAAATTCAGCTTCAAATTCCCTTTCCCATTTTGGTCTCTTGGTCACTCTTCGTTCATGTGGTTCTAAATAGCTAACTGGTGATAGCAATACCTTTACTTCATCCCTTACCCTAAGTGCTTCGGTGTCGGTAGGGAAACAGTTGCCAAATGCGATTCGTGATTGGAACTCGTAGTCTGATTTCTCGACCCGACCCATACCCAATTCTCCTTTGTCCGTAAAGTAGTAATACTTGTCACCTGCCTTTGGTTTCCATTTCATAGGTTATCTATGGCTAACTGAATAACTGAGGAATCTTTCTGGGCAAGGATAATCAGGTCACGGTAATCGGAGTAGTCAATCCGCCAGGGTTCCATCTTGTCGAGCGGGGGAATGATGTTGTTGCGGTGGTAGTAGGTCATCTCCTGCATCCAGCCGGTCCATTCCTTGTTGATGTAGGGATCATCAGCGGTGAGGTCAATCTGGGCCATGTCAAAGAACCGAGCCGACATGCTCTTATCGTCACCCTTGGCGGCCATTCCAGCGTTCTTGTTGACCAAGAGGATTGCCCCGTTGTCGCACTCATAGAACTTCATGTAGGTGAGTAGTTGCAGTAGGTTGTCGCGGTTCTTCTCTTTGACGTTGAAGCCTGGAATGTCTATCAGTCCACCCTTGGGATCACGGCGCTTGCCAATAGCGTAGAGGTAGGCCACATCATTCTTGCTTTTCACGTCCACAATCGTCCGGCGTAGTCCTCCTGGCCGGCGTTCTTGCCATTGGGCCAGCATGATCTCCAGCTCATGGGCCTGGTGGTCGTCAACCCGTCCCATATCTCGTAGGGCTTGTACTTTTGCCTTCTGTGTGTCCCAGTCGGCCACCTCGATCACCAGGTCTTCTCGTCCATGCACGGTTAAGAGTCCAGGCGTTTCCAGAATTACCGGCCTTTCGCTATCGGGAACACGGGCCAGGCCAGCCTTGACTAGACCGTTGGTAATCCCATACTCCACCGAGTTGCCCACCGACATGCCAAACAGGCCACGGGGGTCTTTGCGCTGGGTGGGTGCTACCCCTCGCATGGAGAGGTAGGTATTGATGAACGCTCCGCCGATCTCACTTGACCGCACATAGTCTCGTTTCTTGGGTGTTCGGTAGTCCAGCGCTCCTATGGTGTCAAAAACTAGTTCCCTGATTGAGTAGGAATCAAGACTCATAGGTGACGGTTGGAACTGGTAACGTATCGCGTAGCCATTTGGGAAGTAGGAAATAGGAGAAACGGTAGCCGATATTGTCTCGACCAAAGGGGCGCAGTTCTTTGGCCTGGATCCGATCCAGCATATTCTGGTAGCTAACCCCCATGTGCTTCTGTAACTCTTGGGTGGTGTAGACCGCTGGGTGGATAACCTTCATTTTGCGCATGTAATAGTTTGCCACCGCTATAACTATCCGTCCAGTGGGATCATCTATATCAAACTATTTCATATTGGCCCTTTGTAGTATCTGTTGAATTCTTTGATGTGAAACTCCGACCGTGCTGGCTATTTTTCTTAGAGAATATCCCTTACTACGCATTTCAAATATCTCTTTCCTGTTGGATACAGTACCCTGGCCGTTGTCCTTGCTAGTACCTTGTCTAGTACCAAACCATATCAAGTGCAGATAATGATCTAGTTTGCACCAGGATGACATAGATTTACCTTTAACTATCTAGGTTGACACGGGTTTTTAAGGGGCGTAATCTGGTTATATATGGCACACTTAATAGAAACATGCAGACCCCAAGTCTGTGAATTAGAACAACCTCACGCAACGTGTGCCAACATGTTTCTTGCGTGGGGTTTTTTTAGTTCATAGTATGGACGGATGGATTGCCCTACACCGCAAATTACTGGATAACCCTATAGCAGAAAGACCGCACTATCTTGCCGTTTGGGTTACGCTTCTTTTGTTAGCCAACCACAAAGACAAAGCGTTTATTTACAAGAATAAGAAAGAGGTATGTCACAGAGGTGAGCTAGTGACCTCAAGGGCTTCACTTTCCAAGAGAACAGGAGTTTCACAATCGACCATTGAGGACATTTTGAGCTTTCTAGAAAGTGAGGGAAATATCCGACAGCGGAGCAACAGCAAATTTCGCCTAATTACAGTCACAAACTTTGAGAGCTATCAAGAAAAGCAACAGCAAGCCATACAGCCAGCCGACAGCCAGCCATACACTAACAACAATGTAACAAGGAAACAAGTAGATATAGAGCTAGTCGCAAAACAAACTGGTGTGAGTAAAGAGATAGCCCAAGCGGAATGCGACAAAGCATTGGACTGGGCAAAATCCAAAGGCAAGACCTTTAAGGACTACAACGCCTACGTCAGGAATTGGATAAGGAGCCGTGATAAGTTCTCAAAGACCAAACCAAAGCAAGACGATTGGGTTACTAGTTTAGTTAGAGCCTAGTATGGACAAAATATATACACCAGCGGAGGGGGTGGCACTTTTAAAAGAGAAGATGAAAGCCTATGGGGATGGCATCTCCACGGGAATACCGGACATAGACCACTTCTTCACCTTCATCCCTGAGCAGTTGTACCTATTGTCAGCTTCCACCCACATAGGTAAGACCACCTTTGCCCTCAACCTGGCCTGCAACGTGGCTAACCAGGGTAGACGGGTGTTGTTTGCTTCCCTAGAGCAAGGGGTGTTCATCTACCCCCGTATAGCCTCAATGAATGGTGGCAAGATACCAGGCTCACTTCATGTCTATTCAAGTGACGAGTTGGTGCAGGTTGACCGCCTTATTGGAATTTGCTCAAAGACAGAGAAATACGATCTGCTGATAATCGACCATCTACATTTCATAGCCAAGAGTGGCAAGGGCAAGACTGAGGATATAGACGAGATGGTGGCCAAGATCCAAAACATGGCCAAGAAGTTGCAGATACCCGTATTGCTTATAGCCCACGTCCGCAAGCTGAACGAGGACAGAGAGCCGAATATGGATGATCTACGGGATAGCTCGTCACTCGCTCAAGTTCCATCCGTTGTCATGTTCCTATATCGCAAGAAGAACGAACAAGACAAGATTGTCGAGGGCAAGAACATCCTTCAAGACAATGGCGCACTCATAATCCACAAGAACCGAATTAAAGGCATTACGGGAGCAAGGCGGTTTGTCTTGGATAAAAACGGCCACTTCGACTTCACTGATTATCAGTTTGCCGAAAAGATGTTCGGTTCCAAAAGATGATTATTGATAACACCGCTATACCAGCCAAAGCGTTAAGACTATTTGGTATGGTTCGATACCTGGAAGATATGAAATTCCAGGCTTACCATGTTTGCCCCAAAGGAGAGGCGGAGAACATGAAAACAGAGTTTAGCCGACTTCTGGCCGTTGCAACTGATCTTGCAAAGGAGTTAGCCAAAGAATACCCCGTGTATACGGAAGATATGGCAGATGATACCTACCGGATGCTGTTCGGGGTGGATAAGCCCCAAAAGGAGAGCAAAGCCGACTGGTTAAAACGTCAGATTGCAGAAGATCGTGATATTTACTAAACTTAATTGCTCCAGCCGTGAGCATCCCCAGATATAGTAGTGTGCATCTGGGGAATTTGATCTAGTCTGATGTAGTTTTACCTACTGTACACAGGGGTTAGATAGAGCTAGACTTGTTTAATATGAAAAACAAACAAACCCCAACAAGAGAGAGCTTAAATTATCGTGCTGAGGGCATTTTCAAAGCTACAAATGAGATGCTGGCCTACTACGGTATGCCTACACACGATTTTAAAATTTCCAGTAAGCATGGCTATCTAGCTACATTAGGCGGTAAAGAAGAAGCTTGTGACAGATTAGGAGGTAACCAATGATCAATAAACAACGAGCTGTAAAGGCGGTCTATGAAGCTATGAAGTTTCCGGTGGTACCTGCCACAAGGTTTACATCATCTACAAAGTCTACAAACTCTACCTACTCAATAATGCCACTGATGTTCAAACATGACAACGGGCTAGGTGAGGCTGAGTTCAACCGCAAGATGAGTAACGAAGTTATCAATTCATATCAAAAATGAACAACCAATTAGAGGTGATCGTAAAGGAGAGTGGGTTAGAAGTTATAGACGGCCAAACCATCATAGAAAAGTTTGGTAACTATGAGCAAGTTTCCAAAGAATGGGAGGCCAAAGCAAAGATGATCGTAGTTACAAGCTCCAACCAGGTGGCTGAAATGGAAATGGCTAGGGCGGCACGCAAAAAATTCTCAGACATGAGGATCGAAGTGGAGAAGACCCGCAAGGCCATGAAAGAACAAAGTTTGCGCAAGGGTCAAGCCATTGATGCTATTGCCAGATACATTACCTCGCTTATAGCCCCTATTGAAGACTATTTGAGACTACAAGAAGATTTTAAAAAGATCGAAGAAGCTAAAAAAGCCGAACAACTAAGACTAGCAGAAGAAGCACGAATAGAAGCCGAAAGAGTTGCCAAAGAGAAAGCCGAAGCCGAAGAAAAAGAAAGAATCCGGCTAGAAAATGAGAAGCTACGCAAAGAACTAGAGGCAAAAGAGGTGGAGGCACAAAAGGAAAGAGCCAAAGCCCAGGCAGTACTTGACGCACAGATAAAAAAGGCTAATGAAGAAAGGGCAGAAGCTGAACGAGCTAAGAGAGAACAAGAAGCAATTTTAAACTTTCAAAGGGCAGAAGCTGAGAGAAAGCAGAAAGAACTAGAGGCAAAACTAGCAAACACCGTGGAGTGTCCCAAATGCAAATTTATATTTTCACTTAATCACAAATGAAACTACACATAGGAGAACTAGCCAAAGCAATGGTTAAATTTCAATCAGAAGTACCAGAGCTAGAGCTTAATAAGACTGTTAAGGTTACAACCAAAGCTGGACAAACATACACTTTTCAATACGCTGACCTTGCTGAGATTAAGTCAAAAATAAAGAAGCCACTTTCAGCCAATGGACTGGCTTATTCTCAACTATTAAAAAAAGACGGTATCGAAACCATTTTAATGCACACTAGCGGTGAATATATGCGTGAAATTACCCCACTTGTAGGTATAGCCAATAATGCCCAAGAGTACGGGTCGCAAACTACGTATATTAAACGCTATTCGCTAGTATCCATACTGGGCCTTGTAGCTGATGAGGATGATGATGCCAATGTAGCGGTAGGTAATAAGGCCGAATTTGCACAAAAAATAGCACCACAAAAAGTTTACGCATCGCCAGAAGTCATAGCCCATGCCAAGGAAGAATTTAAAAACTCAAAATGTTCAAAATGTGGAGGGCCTATTGCCATAAGTTTGGAGGGTAAACCATATTGTGCCAATAAATGTTTTCTTAATAATTCAACACAAAAATGAAAAAACACATCTCAAAAGAGATTTTTCTTCAAGCCAAGGCAATGTTAGACCAAGGCAAAACCCAGGCTAAGGTAGCTAAAAAGCTAAAAATAGGCACTGGTACGGTTAGTAAGATAAAGAATGCCAAGACTTATTCGGCCTATCTCGGTGTCAAAGTCAACATGTCTGGTCTGGATCGTAATTTTTCTTTGGATAAGGAAATAAAAAGATTAAAAATTGAGGTTAAAAAAGTTCCAGCATTTGCCAAGTTTGTGGAAAATGAGGTAGCATTAGCCATGACTGAAAAACTAACCAAGGCTACAGCAGACAAACAAGTAACAATCGACACACAAGCCAAGAGGATCAGCGAATTAACTATCCAAGCTGACAAGGATTTGCAAGAATTGGTGTCACTTAGAGCCTTTGGGGCGTATGTAAATGACTTTCTGGGTAAATGGATGACCATCAGCTCCAATGCTTTCAAGATTTTTAGACTGGCTGTTATCCTGATAGTTGCACTTTTAGCTGGTTACGTTACATTAGCCATTAGCCATATCAGACTATGACCCTCTGGGTGTCCAGCCTAATATACCGAATAAGCTGGCGGTTACAACTTGTTTCCGTCATAGCACCCAGGTAATTTTATGAAACAAAAAACAATTAAACGCTGGAAGTTCCTTGAAAAAGGATTCAAGTCCAGCCAAGGTGATACAAAATGGAAACTAGGAGAGTGGGCTAAACCCATTAAAGATTTAGACATGTGTGAGCGAGGCTACCATTGTTCCAAGGGCATCTATCAAGCCTTTTCCTATGTTCAAGGTTCAATATTAGCTTTGGTAGAGTGCAAAGGTAAGCACCAATCCCAAGACGACAAGGAAGTTTGGGAAACAATGAGGGTTACTAAAACATACAAGTGGACAAAAAAGGACAGTGTATCTTTGGCGATATTCGCTGCCGAACTATGTATAGAAAACTTTGAAAAGGTATACCCAGAAGATAAGCGACCCAGAGAAGCAATAGAAGCTGCTAAAAAGTTCCTAAAGTCTCCAACTAGGGCAAACAAAGAAGCTGCTAAAAAGTTCCTAAAGTCTCCAACTAGGGCAAACAAAGAAGCTGCTGGGACGGCTGCTTGGTCGGCTGAGTCGGCTGAGTCGGCTTGGTCGGCTTGGTCGGCTTGGTCGGCTTGGTCGGC